CCCATCCAGTAGGATTAGTACTAGCATCATACACTCCAGTAGTATCTGTAACTACAAGGTAGGCGCAGTTCTTCTGTAAGCATGCTGATATAGTTGGTACAAATGCCATTTGAATGTGTTTAAATAAAAAATGGGCAGAGGTGTTCTACCTCCACCCATCTATATTGGTTTAATTTTGGTTATCTTATCCCATTGTGAACTCTGCACCTGCAGCTCCAAAACACAATACCTCTAGTACATCAGTGATGTCATTAGCTGTTGCGTTAAGCGCGTAGTTTGCTGAAGTAACAGTTGTACTAGATGCTGGTAAAGCAATAGTAAACTGCTTGCGGATAGGACCAGTAGTGATTGAACCTGTGTACAACTCTTCAGTGTTGAAGTCAATGACGTGGTAATCTACGCCTGTAAGAACTTCTGCACGGCTATCATACAAATTAGGCTCTCCCATACGGAAGTAATCACCTTCATTACCTTGAACAAAGAATTCTAGATCCTTAAGTTGGTTAGTGTTACCTGTACCAACAACTGCTCCTGATGATTGAAGTGAAGTTGTACCCATGTTCTCAAGAGTGGTTACCCATCCTGTAACTGCAAAGTTGATCTTACCAACTCTGTATGGAAGTACTTGACCTGTAAGTCTAACTCCCCATTCACCTGCAATACCTGCGGCATTAGCAATTGAGATTGTTTCCGTTGCAGTAAGCAATACATCACTCACGCCTTGGTAAGCTTGATCTAGTGTTGCTACTTCTGTTGCTGCATCAATAGCTATTACCTGATATACAGGGAATGCTGCTGTGATACCTGCACCCAATCTAATGAAGTCTCCTACAACTAGAACTGCGTCAATATCAGTTGCTGCTTGGATGTACTTAGATCCGTTAGTTACTGTAATGTCTCCAGTACCAGTCAACGCTGTTCCTGTTTCATCACATAGTCTTTCTGCAACAACCTGCTTGTCAGTCTCTTTAGAGAAGTCAAAGGTGATTGATTGAGCAAGACCCTGGGCAACTTCCCATTGAGCTGTTGAAGCATCTGAGTCATAAATACCGTGCTTAACAGAAACTCCACCTACGTTAGAGGTAATACTCTGGTTGAGGTTTATGCGGATGTGATACAGAGTGTTGTTGATTGCCTGGATAGCACCTGAAGTACCATTGAATCCAATAAAGTCAACTTGTTCAACTGTATCTGTCCACAATGTTCTAACAGCGTTTGCTGTAACAATGTGTGCTTTAGCAATAGCTCCAGACAATAGTACTGGTTCTACTGAAGAACCACTGCGGCCTTTTACTATGATAAATCTTGTTTCAGTCTCGGCAGAAGTTTCTGTAAGTCTTGTGCCTGCTGGTGTAAATAGTCCAACTTCTCCATCATTGAGAGTTTCAATGCCACCAACTGTTTTAGTTGCATCTGCCCCAATAAAGAGTTCTTGTACGTCTCTTTGATTAAATGTTGCCATTTTTGTTTTTTATTAATATTAGTTACCTGAATTCTGTTCTAAGGTCTTTATTTGATATGACTGTAAATCAGTAATACCTGCTGCAATCCTCACTGCATATTTCACAATTCTTCTATGAGTTGTATCTTTAAGCTGGCAGTCCAAAGGACCTTCTACTCCATCCACAGTAACACCTGCCGCTGTAATAATTGGCTGAGGTCTAGTTAAGTACCTCATTGTGTAAGTGTTTATAGTATAATTACCATCTGTAATTAACTCAAATCTTTCTCCACTGTTTGCTAACCTCCAAGTTACTTCATCTACTTTAGGTTGCTTATGAGGATTGTCTTTGTTAATAGTGTACTCATCATGTGTGATGGGTTTCACTTTAACTTCCCATCCATCAAAGCAGTCTGTTGAAGTAACCGTGACTTCCTCCATAAGAGTAAGCCAGTGGTTAGTAGGTAAGTCAAAGAACTGTCCATGTGTTAATACTCCCGTTTGAACTGAAGAAGCGGTCAGATCATTTTCTGACACTAGCTCCTGTAAGTCTGCGGTAGTAAGTTCTGTTTCCTCTAACCCTTCGTGGTATTTGTTACCTAATGGGTTATACGTGTGGAAAACTAGTTCCTCCTGTGCCGCTGAGAGTATTTCACTGATTTCTTTATCAGTATATCCTGGCGCATCAAAGTTGGTAATCCTATCATATTCAATAAGGAATAACTCCTTCATCTCTGGTGCGTCCATCTATTAGTCTTTTGCGTTGTCTACTCTTGCTGTAATCATGTCCAAGATGTCACCATTTGCTGGAGACTTCAAGTATGCTAGTACATTTGTAATTGTAGATGCATCTCCAGAACCACATAATGGATCTCCTCCTGGAAGGAAATACTTACGTCCCTGTCTGTTTACTGCACCAACTTCAATTGCTCTTTCAAGTAGCAATTTAATTTCGTAATTATCTTGATCTCTCATAATAGATAGGAATCCTTCCATATCTGATTCTATGATGTCATCAATCTGACCAACTAGAAAATCTACCTTAGATGCCTCAGATACTTTCTTTCCATATACCTTAAGGAAATCTAGCATTGCTTCTCTACCTGCTAGCTCTAGTTTAGCGGAACCTTTATAAGCTTCTTTTTTAGATCCAGCTTTTTCAGCCTTCTGCTTAATTTGATATCCTTCTTTAACCATTGCATATCTGTAGGTAGCCCTGTCTCTCATTTGTGCCGCACTTGGCGCAATATACATTGGGTTAGCTCTGAGAACAATATAATCCAAATAATCTTTTGGATTTAGCAAGTGCAAGGTTCTGTCATCTTTACCTAGTCTTACCTTATGCTTGTTCCAATAGTTATCCTTTCTCTTGTGAATATTCAAATCCAAATCTAATTCTTTTTCAAGCCATGCTTGTTCTGCTTTGCTTGCAAATGGATTATGCAAGTTACCTTGTCTGTCAAGTGGAACTGCATACTCAATCTTAGCTGAGCTAAACAAAAAATAAGCCTCATGCTCTGGATCATCCACAAGTGGATTACGGGCTTTCATAATTGGTTCAATAATAACCTTCTCATTAGAAGGTATAAATACTTCCTGTGTACTCTTCTCCATCTTCTCTCTTTTAAAAAAAGGGGTGAAGGTTTTGTCTCCACCCCTATGTTATCTCCTTAAGCTTATGCTACAAAACTGTTGTAACCTGCTTGTGTATTCTTAATGAAACTTGCTGTTCTAGAAGGGTCACGTACAATAGTGGCTCCACAGTAGAACTTGTGCTCTTCCCATGCATCTTCTGCAGTACCAATGGCACTCATGCTTGCATCTGGAGAGAACGGGTTTCTCAAACCTGGAATGTACTTGTGTACAATTGGCTGATCTTTAACGCCACATCTTTGGATGTTTGGTTGTCCTTCAGTTGTACCAATGTCAAAGATGTCATATCTGTATGACTCTGTAACACCACCTTTAGCATCTTCCAGCTTGTTTCTATTTCTGTCATCATACATAGAATCTACAGAAAGGTTAACCTTGATGTTGTTAGGACCCAAGTACTCAATAAATTGACCACCATAACCTAATCCCATCTGGAATCCATTCTGATCCTTCTTGTACATTCTGTCTTGGTTGAACAGAGGTGTAAATAGTTGAGAGTGTGATTCCAAAGCTTTGTGGAATTCATAAGCTCCACGCTCACCTGTACGTAGTACAAACTCTCTTTGGTCACTTTTCAACTTACCTTCTGAAAGGTCAAGTAGACGTGTAGACAATTCATCAATACTAAACTCATTGTAGTATGAAGTATTGGCTGCTTCCATTTGCTGACGGATACCTGCTCCTTCAGTAATCTTGTAACCAGACTTACCATCAATTTTGTAGTCTCCATCCGCAGAACGGTTAGAAGTACCAAACATCATTAGTTTGTTAATGTCCTCACGGAATGCATTGTCAAACATAAATGACTCATACTGTTGCCAGAACTTAACCGCGTTACCTTGGTCATCCTTGAAGTATCCACCCATTTTCTTTTTAGAAAGGTTACCTGGAGTCTTCTTCTGAATACGGATCTGAGAGAACGCTTGTCTCATAGTGATCATTCCTTTGTAGTTCAACTCACGGCCTTTTCTTGACATGGTTCTTTCTACTGGAGCAAATTCACCAGAGAATCTCTTTCCTGCTACTGCCTCTTCATAAGGGAGGAACAAGTTAGGATCTCCTGAATCCATTCTAACTCTATATACTGAGTTTGTCCCTTCTTTGTAAGGCTCATCAATGATGAGTACAGGGTAAATCTCATTCAGTTCACCAACTATACGTTGTGTGTCTGAGAACCAGTTCTTTGCGAATACTAGTTCAAATTCTGTAAAGTTCTTACCTGGTTGGTCTACCTGTGTGATAGCTACACCGTCAATCCTGCACTCTACCAACTCTACGTTGTCAAGTCCTTGTGATTGAAGATCCCATGTAAAATCTCTGTCATCCTCAAATTCTAACGTTGGAAATTGAGCCAATACTGAGTCAATGTTGTTTCCAAAGTAATTTTGTTGGACTGTCATAATCATGTCAGATACTTTCTGAGGAGACTGCTGCCAGATTGCACCGAGGTGGTTTTCTGTAGTCAAGCCTTTCCATGCAGAGGCATCTGTCATCTGGAGTGGTGATAATCTTCCGTTTGCCATTTTAGCTTTGTTTATTAATTTTTTCTTTTAACTTCTTCCGAAGGTGCTTGGTATAGAGTGAGCAATTTGTGCTGCACTATGTCCCCCTGCGCCTCCTGCATCTGTCGCACCTGTTTTGGTGTTATTTCCGCGTTGTAACTTCTGCTCTAGATCCTCAAGTGCTGAGTTCTTTGCTGCAGATTTAAACTTCTTAAAATCAGTCAGTCCTTTAGTTACTGTAAACATAGCGTGTAGCTTGTAACGGAAATCAGGATCATCTTGATATTTTACCATTAACTCGTTCAGTTGCTGGCCATCTTTCTCTTCAGTAGTAGTTGTCATACTATCAAAGATCTTATTTCTTGTCTGCGTATTTAACTTAATCCCTGGTAGGATTTCAGTTGCAGTTTGAATCTTAGTCTTAAGGGTTAGCAAGGCTTCTCTTTCATCAGCTACCTTCGCTTCACGCGTTGCTTTCTGAGAGTCTATCTTATCCTTAAGTTTAGTCTCTTCATTGCTGATGAGAACTTGTCTTGCTTTAATACCTCTTGCGTCTGCATCTGGTTTACCTGCTTGAATGGCTGCCATTTCTATAGCGGTCTCATTGTCCACACCTTTGCCTACAAGACTTCGTCTAATTAGTTCCGTTGTTAATTCAGTGTTACCAGTGATCTGATCATCTGTTACTGCCTTATATTGAGCTACTGACGTTGTATGCTCATGGAACTCCCTTTCTGGTACTCCTTCTTTAAGGGCATCCAAATAGTTCTTTTGTTGTTCAGTCAGATCATTATACCTATTATCTTCTGTTTGCTTTCTTACAGCATTCACTAGATCTTCAGCACTTTTAATTTCTCCAACTTCTTCCTCTGTGAGGGAAGAAAAGACTCCTACGTCTGCAAGGGCAGAGGCCAAGGAAGTAGTAGCGTCTGATTGAGAAGAGGGAGATTGATCACCCTTGTTGTCTGTAGGAGCCTTAGAAGATGTCGTTGTATCATCATTCTCCTCTTCTTCTGTTGCTACTGAACCTGTTTCAGCCAGTTCGTTAATATCTATTGCATCAGGATCTTCATCCTCTGCATTTTCTTTTTCTTTCTCCGCTGCTATCTCTGCAGCATTCTTTGCGTCCTGCGTGTTATCTCCCTGACTCATTCCTGAGGTAGCGGGTGTAACTGTTGGATCCTCAGAACCAGCCAACTCTTCTAGGCTAATTCCGTCAAAAATATCATCTCCCATTATCTTCTTCTCTTTCGTTTACAAAAATACTACATTTATCTATTACGTTCCAAGGAAAAATACGTTGTGTAATTTTTAACCGTGAACGCTAATATCCCTAATAGCCTATTTACCTGCTGGCTTAGGGGTTGGTTTATTTGCTATTTTTTGTTTAATACTTATCTCATTGGTCTTCTGACCCTCTGTAACTTTGTTATGTCTTTCTACTTCTGTCTGCTGTCTATCCTTCTGTCTTATGTCAGAGTCTAGCTTCTTTGCCTGCTGTTGTAGACCTTCAATTGATTGCGTATCATCATCCGCACCGTCATCTGTATGTATAGCCGTGTTATGTATGTCCGCAATGATAAGCTTGGTTTCATTGTCTTCAGTATTACGTCCGTCTTCTCTGGACCATAGTTCTCTATCATGCTCGCGCTTCTTCTCTTCCTCATCAGCTTGCGCTTGGAATTGTTGCTGCTGCATTTCAGATTCTTTCTGCGCCATCTGTTCTTGACGTGCTTGCATCTCTTGTTCTGATCTTTGTATTTTTCTACGTATAGAAGATACAGAGTCAGTAGAGTAAATGTCCATTAGCTGAGAGAAGGTGATCATCTGATTCTGTATACCCGCATGCGCAAGTTGCTTAAGGTTCTGTATAAGCTCAAAGCTCTTAGCACCATTAGTTACTTGTACTCCGTACTCAGATTCCATGAACTGATCATCTATTTCAAATAAGACTGTAGAACCATCATCAAGGACGTGCTGCACTTTCTTATTTTGCTTATTCTTCCAAGCAATCTTAGCTGTCTCCAATAATACTTCAAGACATCTAATCTTTGTGTATTCATGTTCATTAAACCAATACTCTGTAATGTGAGAACTCTGCGTTATTTCCCGTTCCGTATTGGCTACGGCTTCCCTAGTTTCAATCTGCCCTTGTCTTGCTTGGCTTACACCAGCAATCTCACCCATCTCTTGTTTGATGAATGCCATCATATTCATATACAGTTGGATAGTATTACCCATCTCCATATCAATTACTGGCGCTTGTGCATTCATACCGCCCGCTAGTCTACCTTGCGCTGCTCCTTTATTACCTTCTTTAAATGAATCATACACTGCTATGTTCATGCCTTGTGCAAAACTCATCCATTTGTCAATCTTCCACCCTTCAGGTATAGAGGCTAGATCAAGACGCATAATCTTACCACGGTTCTTAGCAATTGCTAGTTCAGCGTTATAAGCAAGAATGTTATATAGATATTGATAAGGCTTCATTTTGTCCATGAGGGACACGCCTGTATTATCATTTGTATTGTAAACTGTGCCTACAATTCCTGGGTGACACTTAGATGGGTTCTCCATCTTTCTAAACTGGATAGGTCTAGGTTGCATTTTAGTATAGATACAATTAGTATCACCATCCCCCTGGTATCCACGGGCTCCTCCTAGTTTATGACCTTCCCACCATTCCTTTACGTATATAGGAGTAGCTTCTTCGCCAGCTTCTTTGTTAATTGTATATGTCTCATCTTGTAGTTCATATACAGCATCCCCTTCCTCATCATAAGACTTTACCTTTAACATCTTTCTAATAGACGCCCAGTAAACCTTAGATACTAGAATGTTTCCATTATTATCAAAAGGAGAGCCAAATTCTAGATTGTTTTCTAGAACAGCTAAGTCAATTGCATCATTTACATTAATAGCAAGATCAGGTTTTCTTCCAATATCAATTGCTGACTCAGCTGAAGTATTCTCACTAAATCCAGATTCAATGCGGGAAATGTCTCTTGGGCTTAACCAATCATGGTATTCATCAATGATCTGCCCAGGACTTAGATATCCTCTAATCAAAATAATATCCGCATCTTCTATGTACGGACTTTCTCCTGATCTAACAACGTGTACATTAAGTGGATTGAGTCTGTTAAATACTGGCTCTCCTCCTACAATGTCTGCTTGGTAAATCTCCTCAGCGCAAATTAATGCATCCTTGAAGCCCTTAGCAAACTTGTAGCTCATCTTCTGGTATTCATAAAGATAAGTAAGTATGTGTGTAGCCCTACGTTCACGTACATCTTGGTACTCATATGTTACGTAATTGTGAAAGGCTCTTAGTTCATCTGCTTGATCACTGTCAGAAATCTCTCCGTTAACGTGAGCTTCTAATAGCGCAGAGAACTTCTGCTTAAGCTCTTGCTCCTTGGTGGAGATAGCTTCATCATTGGTTACCCTAACCTTCCAGTCAAACTTACGTTTGGTGCTCTCTCCTACTAGGAGATCTATCTTAGGGTTACAAATAGGATAGTTCTGCATCTTAGCTGGGGAATTAAGTCCTAGGACTCCCAACGGATTACAAGTACGCTCAACATCTGACTGATCCAGTATATCTGAATACAAGTCATAGTTAATCCTTTTTGTGTGATGGCTTTGTCTTAAGCCCTCGTTTCTATATAGCGCAAGTCCTTCTCCTGCATCAACGCAGTCTTTACGCCATTTCTCAGTTTTCTGAGCATATGATTTCTTCTGGGCTGGGAAGAGTAAGGTTCTTGAATATGTATCTAATCCACTCATAATCTAGTTCAAGTTACAAAAGTAAGGAATCTTTTTTAATTATCCACCAAATTGGTAGATATGTTTTTCTTTTGGTGTGATACCTAAGTTATGTGCTACTAGCTTAGCATCAAAGTTTCTAGCAAAGAAGTCATCATCTGACAAGTCCTTAACTCTGTTTTTTTGTCTGTCAGCTACGTGCTTGGTCATCTCTTCCCTAAGTATCATTACCATGATAAGTGCAGATACGCGGTCATAGTTACCTACATCAGGATTAAATGTAATAAGCTCATCTAGTAATCCAACTCCCCATATAGTATGGAGGTTTAATATTTCTGATCCTTCTTCTTCTCCATAAGCTGGTTCTAACAACCAGTCTAAGATTAGGCGGAGACCATATGCATTAATCTGCCTAGATGCAGTTGTGCCCTTAGCCTGGTTACCTACTTTACTTATTGTAATGTCCGCAACATCTTTAAGGGACGCAGGTGTATCACATAGCCAGTGAGTACTTTTCTTAACATCATAATATGTGTAAAGACCTTTCTTATTCTTCTCATAGTTATGATTAGCACTATAGTATATGTTCAGCTTTCTAGTTATTTCATAGAATTCTTTAGCTCCTCTACGTCCTGTATACTCAGCAACAATGCGTGACGTCCACAAGTCAAATATGAATGTAGAACCAAGTGATGTAGTTACAGATTCATCATCATCATATGTATCCGTTCCTTGTATGTATCTGTTGCGTATTACTTCACCATTACCGTTACGCTTAGGCATTTCCCTGATCTCTATGAGACCTGGTTTATCTTTGTTGTTCTTAATTGGCCATTCTCTGATTACTCCATTAGAGTTACTGGACTGGATCCAATCTAGTTCACCTTTAGCGTTCCATGCTAGTTCACCGTAATAATGAGCTTTGTCATATCTGTGAGGATTAGTGACTACCTCTCCCTTGTGAGCCTTAAGTTCCACTTGAGGGAACATTGCACCATGGGCATTCAAGAACATCTCTGAAGGCTTGATAGGATAGTTCATCATCTCCAATGCTAGTGCAGAGGCATCTTTAGACTTACTCTTTTCCTCTCGTCTAGCATCAATGACTTCCATGGCTTCCTTCATCATGGTATTGCCATTCTCATCCTTGTAATCATTCATTCCATAATAAGCTGGTGTAAACCAACCTATCTTTCCTGAACCTTCCCAAGTGTCATCAAAGGCAAGTCCCTCAAAACCTCTAGGGTTTCTAAACATGATCTCACCTTCTTGTATCTTCTCTACGTTACCACCAGTACCAATCCATATAGATGCACCAAACTTCCATGGGTAATCCATGAGTGTTGCAGTGTTGGATCCGTGAACATTAAGTGAGTTACCTAATAGTCCCCACTCCTCTACTACTGCTACAGAGTAACGTCCACCAGCGGCTGCCTCAGGGTTCTCTGTTGTATAGATACCATGGCGTATGTTGGACTCTGATCCTTTGGTCTCCCATGATCCACCAATCTTTTTCTCATACTCATGCCTAAACGGATTCTTGATATTGTTAGGCTGTAAACTACATGCCGTTTGCTTAGATAGTGGTGATGGTACGCGGCTAGCTGTACCTGCTCCCCATTCTCCAGGAAGAGCCTTCATTGCAGACTGAGTCTTCTTTAAGAGGTCAGAGGACTTGGATGAGAGTGCTGCGCCAACAAATATCTCTACCTTGGCAGGGTTCTTTATAGATTCTTCATTGTATACCTGTGCGCCATCAAATAGGAACTCATGTAACACAATACCTACCGCTACAGAGAAAGACTTACCTACACCCCTGCATGCAAGCCAAAACAGGTCTTGAGCCATGTTGTGATACATGGGTATACCTAACGGCTTCTCATGTAGTTGCCTTAGGTATATCCTTGCAGGTATATAATCTTTCAGTTCCCCTTTCTTGTTGTAACAACTCTTCTCATACTTTCCTTTGAATGCAGGGTTATCTAGGTCTCTGTGACAACTGTATACGTCATCATCAGAGAACCCAGAAAATCCTTTAGCTTCTAACCAATTATAGAACAGCTCCCAGTCTACATCTCTAAGGTGAGGTCTTATCTTCTTCTTAGGTGAAGACTTAGGTGCTCCATCTGGTCTGTGGAGGATTACTCCAAAATTTACATAGAAATATAGATTACCAGGAATAAAACGGAAGTTGCCGTCAGGCATTTTGTTAGGGAAGTCTTCATCTACATTGATGTCTACATCCGCATCATCTTTGGACCAAAAGCCCTCAACGCAACGTTTCTTATGTCTCTTCCAATACTTGATATACTTCACAGACTGTGGGTGATGATCAGGTACTGTAGTAATTAAGAAATTACTCCTATTATTTATTCTTAGGTAATCCATTTCTTTTTTTTATATAAGTTGTTGTTCTCCTGCAGATTCTACAGCTCCTCCTCTTCCTGTTCCTTCAACGGATTCTCTATCCATCATTTCTGCAATCTTGTCTAACTGTTCAAAGATTTTTGCACTATTAACCATCATCTTATCTAGTTGGTCTGCAGTACCCTTGTCTATTTTACCTGATTCTTCATTGTAAGTATCCATTGAATAATTAGTGTCATCAATGAAACGTGCACGGTCCATAAGTTTCTTCTCTAATGCAACGAGGGCTCTTTCTCCTGCAGTTAAGCAGTGCTCTTTGTATGTATTAAGTAGTAACTGTATGTCATCGTCTTCCCAGGGAAATTCCTTATCTCCAATATAGTCTTCAGCTATAAGTTTAGCTCTGTCTAATGGGTTAGTATTTCTCCAAGGGTTCTGTTCATGTGGATCTACCATAAGAGCAATGGCCCACATCATAGTAGATGATTCCTTCTTAGTCTTCTTTTTGTCCCTATCATATAGGTCTCTAAAGGCTTTGATGGTTTTCATCTGCGGATTCAGGCTCCAATAGTTCTCATCAGTATTCCAGTTTCTACTAAGGCTGGTCATAGTCTTTCTTTACTATTTCTCTGTTCTCTCTAGTATCTTTAATTACAATTGGAGGAACGGTCTGCCCAAGTACATTAAAACCAACTAGTATCTCTACAAGTTTGTTAACATCTATACCCTCAGGTACTCTAGCAAGGTCTACTTCTAGCACCATGCTATGTTTGCTTAAAAATTCAGTTAGTGTCATCTACTATAATAAAATTCATTAATACTCCCGCTGGTCCCTTTGCTTGGTACTCATACGCGGAATCTCTCTTCCTGGATCCAGGTATTTGACAGATAGTTTCCATCTGTATCATTCCTGGGTTATCCTTCATCTCCCTATGCATATCATTGAACTCAGCTAAGGACCCATAGATATTCCACTCAGTTTCTTCTCCTATTTGTCTACCAACTGCTGTGTCCAACATGCAGTTCACAAACAAGTCTACGGTTGTAAACTTGTGATAGAGATGGTCTTTACTCCATACATCATATATAATCATTTCCCTAATGTTTTTACTTTTCGTTTAGCAGCTGTCATATCAAGTTCCATCTTGTCCCCCTTAGTTCCATTCACTGCTTCCATGGCTTGTTCTCTAGTTCCGTTTCCTCCCGTATTGGATACTGGGTTGAAGTCTGGTGAACCACCTTCTTTGGTATTCCACCGTTTATAGTAAGAGGCAGAAGACTTGCTTGTTGGTGTTACAACTGATGGTCCTGTGCTATCATACTTTCTTTGTTCCAAGTACTCTGAATCTTTAGCTTCTGCTTTGTAGCACACTATTTCTTTTCTCTGGCAACCACATTCTACACATTCATTAAACAATGCGCAGTACATAACTCTATCTTTAA